GACCACCTTTCATCAATTGGCAGGAGCCAAAGTGCAATACACTACCAGAAGCAAACAGAAACAAGAAGGCCGTTATCTGTTTACCATTGATTGGACAGAAGGTGATTTTAACGAATTGAATTATGGTTATGCAGGCAAACCAGACCAACACAAGTGTGGTCACGTGATTGCACAGGACAACGGCAACTATGCCATTCAACCCAACAACAGATGCAGATTTTTTGATTCAAATATGGGAGTGGACTGGAGCAAGCCCCCACTCATTAACAGACTGGTCAACACTCACAATTGGAGTGTGGAAGATGAACCCAGATGGACCACCACAGAAACAGAAGTGGGTGAATACGCATATGAATACAAAGACACTCAAAAAAGTAAAATACCCATAATTGAAGAAAGTTTTGATAAAAGAATTATTAAGACCCAAATTCCGCCTAAGAAACCACAATAAGCATAAATAAGCATAAGATCCTGTGAACATCATAGGATCATTTAATAACAACAACACTCTTAAAAGGAGGCGATGCACGATGTCAGAAAATACATTGGTAAACGATAAGGCAACTGATGCCACAGTAGCAACCACTACAGAAAATCAGGCACCAGCGGATAAAACATACAGTCAAAAAGAAGTGGATGATATGATGGCCAGAATGAAAGGGTCATTATCTAAAAAACTTCTAAGACCTTATGAAGATCTTGGTGATGTGGAAGACCTGCGTCAATTGAAAGCAGAAGCTGAGAAAAAAGCTCAGGATCAAGCAATCAAGCGAGGCGAGTTTGAAAAAACATTACAAGAATTAGCCGCTAAAAAGGACGCTGAAATTCAAAAGAGAGATTCTTTGATAAAGGAATATAAAGTTAATACTCCTTTGTTGAATGCGGCAGCCAAACACCGTTCTGTTAATCCAGAACAAGTGCGACAGCTGTTGAACAACAGAGTTAGATTGAATGATCAGGGTGACGTGGAAGTGCTTGATGAAAAAAATACAGTGATGTATTCAGATCAGGGAACGCCTTTGGATGTGGATACATTTGTAGGCAATTGGTTAAAAACCAATCCTCATTTTGTTCAAGCAGGTGCAGCCACAACAAACTCTAAATCAAACATTCAGTCAGACACTCAAAAATTGGATATTTCTAAATTGGATTTTAAAAATCCTGACCACCGTAAATTGTATGCAACCTATCGCAAACAAAACGGTTTGGCTTAAAATAAAAATAGTTTTATTTTAAGAATTTAACAATAACCTTTAAGGAGACCATTCACATGGCATCAACAACAACAACACTGAACGACTTATTACCTAGCATCGTTGCAGAAGCTCTTTTCGTAGCATCTGAGCGTTCTATAATGAGAGGTTTGGTAAAAAACTATTCTATTGGAACAGCATCAGGTAAAACTATCACTGTGCCAATATACCCTTTACAAACAGCGGCTGGCCTAACAGAAGGCACAGCGGCAACTCCAGCAGATGTATCAACTGACGGTGTCACATTAACTGTGTCTGAAGTGGGTCTTGCAACTCAAGTAACTGACTTAGCAAGATTATCATCAGTATCAAATGTGGTATCAGATGTAGGTAGATTATTTGGTGAAGCTATCGCTAGAAAAATTGACCTTGACTTAACAGCATTGTTTGATTCATTCTCTACTAACACAGTAGGTGATGGTACAACTGCTGTGACTGCGGCTCAAATTTTCCAAGCTGTGGCAAAATTAAAATCAGCAGGCGTGCCTAGCACAGATATTGCGTGTGTATTACACCCAGCAATTGCCTATGATTTAAAAGCCAACATCACTAACACGTTCGCTAACCCAAATGCAGGTGACCTTCAAAATGAAGCGATGAGAATGGGATTTTTGGGAATGTTAGCTGGAGTACCTTGCTACGAAACATCCAACATTGCCAACACTGGCACTACTGGTGATTACAAAGGTGGAGTGTTTCATAGAGACGCATTAGGATTAGCAATTATGCAAGATATCAAAATTGAATCTCAAAGACAAGCTCTTTTGAGAGGTGATGATATTATTGCAACTGCAATCTACGGTAAAGGTGTAGTTAGAGAACAGTATGGAGTTGAAATCCATTCTGACTCATCTATACTATAATTTGTTATCATAGGAGATCTGAATGGCTTTTATTACTGTATCAAGCAACGTGATAAGTTTTGCTGACTACGACGACGTGGTGGCAAGAGATCAACGACTATTTGATTCTAATGAAGGACTCACAGATGATCTCATTGAAGATCTATTAATCAGAGCCACAGAGCGTATTCTCGCAAAGATACGCTCTAGCTCTTGGTGGAAATCATACTATATCACTCGTGATAATACCACAGTGTATAATACTGTGGCAGATGTTCCAGTGGTGAATCCCAACAAGATCAAAGGCAGATTGAACGACTTCACAGATGTGTGTGTTTATACCGCACTGAGTGAATTGGTTCTGCCAATGATTGCTGATTTTGGCAATGAAAACAATGCTGAAAGACAGAAGATGGGCTACTACACAGGCAAAGCAGAATCTTTGCTGACGGAATTAATCACAGCAGGTGATTGGTATGACTTTGATGGAGACAACACAGTTGAATCCACAGAGAAGTCTCCAGGACAAGTGAATCTGAAGAGAGTTAGATAGCAATGAGAACAGAGATCATTGATTATGTTCAAGGATTAAATCTGGGCACATTTACAGTGAGCACAGAACTACCTTACACAGAATCAGGTCAAGCCATGTATGTAAAAAATCCTAAAAAGATTTATGTGGATGAGGAACAGATCACATCTGAACCTATTCTACAAGCATTGGATGGATTGACAGTGATGGATGAAGAAGCATCTGTGACCATTTTCTTCTCTGTGGATAGTAAATTATTACCAGCCAATTATGAAGCCGTATTAACTGCATTGAAAGGTGCCAAAGACATCACAACTGTGAGCGGAGTAATTCGCAGAGAGTTGGATGTGAGCACAGGATATGACGGTGACTTACTGGTGACAGAATTGGAAATTCGTTTTAACAAGATAACATAAGGAAATACCATGGCTTATATTAACCCAGCCCCAGGTACTACATCACAGATAGTTTTAAAACTAGATGTGGGTATTGCTGAAGGCACTTTAACATTAGGAGGTTCGCCTCTTACTGTGCCAGCATTACAGGATATTACCATTAATGCTGCCAATGATGTGTTCACTTGGTCACAATTGGACTCAACAGCAAAGAAACAGGTAGCCACAACTTCAACAAATTCTATTTCTATGAATTTGGTAGTTGATCCTACTACTTTCTTTGGCACCACACTGGCATCTGTTCAATCAGACACTGTGGCTGCACAAGGCATATTAGGTATGAGCAGAAACAAAACTCTTGTGACTTTCAGTTTGAAATTCCAAGAAGGTGGCGCCACTGACCGTTTTATCAAAGGTCAAGGCTACATCACTGGACTTGCTCCAACCGTATCTGCAGATTCACCAGTTTGGATATCACCTATCACAATCACTGTGACAGGCGAATACACAGCTAGTGCTACTGAGTAATACAACAATTTAGAATAGGGGATTAATTTCCCCTATTTTAAACACCACGATAAATACTGATATAGATTTATGGATTTGATTGAGCAAAAAAACACCAAAGACTTGCTACGCAGTATGTTGGCAGAGATTGCCAAAGCAAAGAATGAAATCAAGTGTGCCCAAGCAGATCTCGTAAAAGCCACCAATAGATTGGGTTTCAGTCTATTGGTATTAAACAAACTGATCAACAGAGAGGAAGACAAATAGAGATGAAACTATCACAATTAGCAGCCAAACCACAATTAATCAAAATAGAATTGGACGATGAAGAAATACGTCAAACCTATGGTGACGTTTTGGAATTTTATGTGTACGATCGCCAGGACATGGACACTTTTATCAAATTGGCCACACTGGACAGCAAGGATTTTAGTAAATTAACAGATTTAATCAATAGTTTGATATTGGATGAATCAGGTGCTCCCATAGTGAAAGATGGCATGATATTGCCCAGCAATATCTTAATCAAAGCCATACAAAAGGTTGTGGAAGCATTGGGAAAGCACCAGAAGCCAACTATAACCAAATAGATTCTTGGTTAAATATTTGGCTCACTGTGGACTTTGTCAGTAAAAGATACGGACAACTGCCCAGCAAGGTGATACAACAAGGACACTCCATAGACATATGGATTGCCCAAATTGGTGTGGGATATGAAAATTATCTACACGATAAAGCCCATGGCAAAGTAGGCACTGCTCCATCGCAGCCTACAGTGACCAAAGAACAAATGATGGAAATGTGGAATAGAGTAAAACAAGATGAAAATAAAAATAAACTCTAAAGACCTACAGAAGCTGGTAAAGGATGCCACCAGAGAAATCCGTAAAATTCCACGTGAAGCACACAAGTATTTTAAACAAATTACACCACGCAGAAATGGATACGCACAGAGAAATACTGTGTTAATTAATAACCAAATTCAGGCTAACTATGATTATGCTGGTGCATTGGATGATGGCAAAAGCCGTCAAGCACCCAAAGGCATGAGCGAACCCACCATTGAACAGATGGAAAAGGAATTTGTGCCCAACGCAGTAGAAAGGATCAACCGTGGCTAGAAGTATTAGAGTAACCCTAGAATTAGATACCAAACCGTTCATTGATGGTTTGAAAAAGGCGGAATCAGCCAGCAATAGTTTTTCACAATCAGTTAGCAACAATAACAACAAAGCCAATCAAAGTTTTGGAATGTTGCAAGGATCTTTAGCACAATTTACCAAATTATTAGGCGTGGGAGCATTGATTGCCTACAGCAAGAATGTAATTGGCATGGGAGATGCCATCAGCGATTTGAGTGAAGCCACAGGATTTGGAGTTGAAGGCATTGTGGGATTGCAGAACGCATTGGCCATTTCAGGAGGCACAGCAGAATCAGCAGGAAGTCTTTTAACCAAATTTAGTCAAACTCTAGATGATGTGGCACAAGGCAGTGACAAAGCATTGAGTCAATTTGAAAGAGTTGGTTTAAGTTTAAATGATATCAAAGGAGCCACACCTGAACAGGTTTTTCAAAAAGTGGCAGAACAGTTGGCCAAGATGCCAGCCAGTGCAGAAAAAACAGCACTGCAAATGGAATTATTTGGCAAAGCAGCCAAAGGTCTGGCCATCAATGAACAATTCATAGAAAATTTAAGAAAATCTCAAGAAAGAGCAGAACAGTTTTCAAGTGCCATCGCCACAGCAGGCAAATTCACAGATGCAGTGAGCAACGCAGTACAAGATTTAGGTTTAAGATTCCTGGCTGTGCTGGAACCTGCATTACAATTGATTTTAGATTTGGGTAAAACATTCAGCAATCTAGATAAAATTGTTAAAGAAGTAACCAAAGGTATGTTTGGTTTGGCAGATGCTGTTCAAGCAGTGGTGAGTGCCGCACTGTTGTTCTTTCCCATAGGCAAAGGTTTACAATTACTTCAGAGAGGTCTTGGAGCATTGGGATTATTGGATGTGGGCAAAAAAATGGCCAAAGGTTTAGATGAAGCAGATGATGCTCAAAAGAATTTAAACAAGAGCACCAAAGAAACTGTAGGGGCTACCACAATACAAACTCAGGCCAATAAAGATTTACTTGCAACTTTAGAAAAAATTACCACAGAATATAAAAATCAAAATAAAGAACAAATAGATGCTTTAAGAGCTGAAACAAAAATTTTGGGGTTATCTGACGAAGAGCAAGAAATACAAAAAAAATTATTGCAATTTCAAAATCAAGAAAAGAGATTATTAGAATCTTTAGAAGATAAGAAAAGAACAGCTAGAGGTGAAAACCTAAAAGCAGTTGAAGAAGAAATAGCAAAATTTAAAGCAGGTCAAGAAGGAAGAACCAAAACATATGAAGAAGAATTAAGAAAAAGACAAGAAGCAGAAAGAAGTTTCAGCACAGGATTCAGTAATGCAATGGAAAATTACATATCTGATGCCACCAATGCCGCAAGGATTGCCAGAGATGTATTCAGCACAGCAACCAAAGGCATGGAAGATTCCATTACCAAATTTGTAAAAACTGGCAAGTTAAGTTTCAAATCATTGATTGCTGATATGTTGGAAACCATACTACGCAGTCAGATACAAGCCATTGTGGCACAGATATTCAGTATTAGTGGCAAAATTGGTGGTGGAATATTAGAAAATATTCGTGGATATGCCAATGGTGGCATGATTGGCAGCAATGGTCCAGTGTTGGTGGGAGAACGTGGTCCAGAAATTATATCAGGTGCCGCAGGCAGAATAGTCACTCCCAACAATCAATTGGGTGGTAGCACAGTCACTTACAATATTAATGCTGTGGATGCCATGAGTTTTAAACAAATGATAGCACAGGATCCACAGTTCATTTACGCATTAACAGAGCAGGGCAGACGCAGTGTGCCAGGCACAAGGAGATAAACAATGAGTTTTCAAAATATTATTAACAATGCACAATCTATCAGCATAGCCAAAAGAAAAAAGGTA